CGGAAGTCTCGATATGCGCAATCGCCGCCACATCCTGCGAGCAATCCGCCCACGCCTCATGCAGCCGCACGATGTAATCAGCCACCGCGCTCTGCTGGCTCCAGTCGCCCAGTGCTGGCGAACCCTCGCAACTCAGCAACCCGGCCGGCAGACTCACCCGGTCAACCTGTATCCGCGTCTGCACCAACGGCGGCGGCGCACCGGCGCAGCCGGAAAGTGTCAGCGCAATCAACCCGGCCAGCACCACAAGCTGCACGCCCACCAGCGTGAGCCGCCCAAAACCCTTCATCCCGCGCCTCATTTTCCAGCCCCCGCCAAATATGCCCGCGCCGCCAGCAACACCGGGGCCGAGGGCGCATCCTGTCCCGCCTGCGCTGCTTGCGCGTCCTGCGCCGCCAGTTGCGTCTCGGTGGCGCTCCGCGCGCCCTGCCGCTCCGCCATCCGCGCCGTCAGCGCATCGGCCTGCAGCGTGGCGATCTCCGTATGGAAGTCCGCGGCTTTCTTGTTCCAGTCCGCCGTCACGCTGGCATCCAGCGTCTGCTGTTGCGCCAGCGCCAGTTTTTCAGTCTGGATCGTGCCCAAATCCAAACGGTGCGCCGCATAGCCGCCCAGCCCGAGCGCGATCAGCGCCACGGCAGCATAGGGGCCAAGCTTAAGCAGAAGGCTGATCAGGAATGGCGGCATTGTCTTTTCCTTTCTGGAACCGGGACCGCAAAGTCAGAGCACCACATGAGCCGGTGGAGAATGTGGCGGCAGCGCCAGCGAACGCCCAAGGGTCGAACGCCACACCCCGCACCACGACAACAAAAATCGTCAGGCCAACGAGCGTCAGCCCGAAAATGATCGAGAGTGCAGGCTGCTCATCGAGCTTGCCGTTATCACCCTCGATCAATTCAGACAGACGCATGGCCTCGAACCCTCGCGCGTTAGAGGAAGTGAACCACCAACAGCATCAACAGCGCCCCGGCCACGGCGGAGCCGATCGCGGTTGCTTTCGGGTTTCGCTCAAAAAAGCCAACCTCTTTCGTCACGGTGGCATTCACATCGGTTTTCAAAGCATTCGCGGCGTCAGTTGCCGCAGTCTGGATCGGATCAGTCATAGGAAGCTCCATCCGGCGCTATGATGAATAATCAGCATGAGCGCGGCGCCGATCAGCGCGCCCACGAATACCTCCCCCCAGGATTGCCCCTGCGCGAAATTCTTGACGGTCGGAAAATTCAACCGGGCCAGCAGGTAGCAGGGCGCAAAGCCAAGCCCAGCAAAAAGCAGGACTATACCGGCATCATAATCACCCACTAAACCCATCAGCAGCGCCAGCGGTGCCATGCACACCATGCCGGCCTGCGCCATCCCGAACAGATCATATTCAACCTGCCCAGGCCGCAGCCCAAGCGACCACGGCAGCCAGCGCATCCAATATTGCGGCTTTTCCGTCAGCAGCGCCACGGACTCCGTACCCATTTGCTGGAACTCTTCCCAGCCGGTCAGCGCCAGCCCGGCCCAGATCGCCAGACCCATCGGCACGCACCATAAGCCGATCAGCAATCCCAGCGGCGCCGTCATCAACAGCCCACAGGCCGCGCGCGTCCATTGCGTGCCGATATTAATCCCGGTGAGCGTCGCAAACGCCCCGCCGCGCAGCCGCCACATCACGGCAGCAAAAACCACGAACAGCACAGCAAAAATCCCGCTCATGCCTGCGCATCCGGCTTAAGGAACAGCGCGCGCCGGGCAGCACAACGCCGTGCCAGCCCGGCCAGCACCACGCCGCCGGCGTGGTCCCAGCGCAAAAATTCGTTGGCGGCATCCTGGTAATCCCGCGCCTTCAAATCCTTCAGCAGCGTGGAGGCTTCAAAATTCCCAGCGCCCACGTTGAATACAAAATCCACCAGCGCCGCTTCTTCATCAATCGTCAGCGTCACCGGCACGTCATGCTCCACCTCGGTGAGAGCGCCGTACATTTCCCGATGTAGGAGGATGATATTCTGCGCGGGGCTGATCGGCGGCGTATTCGCCGTTACCGGATTGCCTGCCAAATCGGTCGTTGAACCCGTCCCGATCGTCCAGATACCACGCGGGTCCTGGTACGCATGCAGCACGTCGCCCTCGCTCGGAATAGTCAGCGCGGTCTCTGCCACGTCCAGCACTTTATTGGGATCGTTCTGGGTCATAAAAAGCCGCTTGCGCTAAGGGTGAACATGCGCCAAATCTAAGGCTCACCCTCATTCCAACCTGCGACCCAACGGTTGCAGCGGCATCTTCGCCCGGCTGTATTCAGCCGCTCACGGGGTTAAATCTACCCCGGCTTAAACTCAAAAATTCAGCACCATCTGGTCACGTTCGGCGCGCAGTTTCTTCAGCGCGCGGTAAACCATGGTCTCGCCGCAGCCGAGTTTGCGCGCAATCTGCGCATGCGTCATGTTCTGGCTTGCGTAAATCTCCACCCGCCAGTGCCGCGCCAGCGGCACCAGGATCATGGATTTACCAAAATACCGCACCAGGTCGCCAAACACTTTCTCCCCCAGCGTCTCGCGCAGCGGGTGCTCGGCCGTAATAAACTCCGGCACAAACACGCGCGTGCCGCCCAGGCGCTCGACCACTATGAGCGCGCCCTCATCGCCCAGTAGCTCACGCAGGGACGGCAGCTCGCTCAATGCCGCCCCGTATCAATCGGCGGCAGCCCCGCCGGCCGGCGTCGCATTTTCGGCAGCAGCTTCGCCTCGATCCGGGTTTTCGTCAGCTTCGCGCGCTCGCGTCCGAGCCAGCTTTTCAAGCCCTCGATCACGTCATTCGCCAGCTCGGCATTCAAATATTCAGGAGCATCCACGCCGGTTTGCCGTTTCACAAAGCTCTGCAACGATCTTACCGAATGATCATTTACAAACGGCTTCAAATCCTTCCAGATCGCATAAATCATCCGCACATAAGCCTTGTCCGAGCGCGGCGTTTTTGGTTTTTCCCCGGCAAATCCCAGCCGTTTAAACTCCACCAGCACGGCATCGAGCTGCGCATCGCTGCACAGCCCGGAGCTATCCTTACCCGTGGTCCGCAACAGCAGCGCCCGGTAGCTGTCATCTTCAAGCGCCAGCTCTTTCTTGGCGATATGAATTTTCGCCAGTTTCGCCCGGCGATCAGGTTGCACGGTCATAGCCCGCACCTTATGTCGTGCATCATCGCCCCCAGGCCACAGAGCTTGCAAACGCTCTCGCCTCCGTTGCCATCTTCAAAATCCCGCCAGCCGGAAAACTCATGCTCGCACGGCCCTTCCGGGCACGCGCAATAGCAGCCACCCGGAGAGACATGCATCATCATCTCCTCGCGCGGGACGCCCCACTTTTCCGCCACGGCATCGAGCACAGATGCGATCGCCGCATCGCGTTCCCGCCGGAGATGCTCGAAATTAGGGCGCGCGCTCATGGCCCCCATTCCTTCATCACCAGATACACCGCCAGCACAATCAGCGCGGCCACGATGCCGGTACTGATCACGCCTTGCAGTTTCCAATACCGGCCGCGCATCACAATCCGGCGCTGCGCCGGATCGATCACTGGCGGCGCCATGCGCCAGCTATTCCGTCCCGCGGCCATCACGCCACCTCTTCGAGTTTGGTTTCGAACGGCTCGATCACGAACTCCTCTTTCTGCGTAATCGTAACGCCCGCGATGCCCGCCTCCATCAGCAACTTCGCCGCGTCCGTCTCGGCCAGAATCGCCTCCTTGTTCACCTCGGTTTTCGTGCGCAAAAACCGCGCGAAGCCTTTGCGCGCCAGCACCTCCATGGTCATAATCGCTGCCTTCACGCTCACTGAGGGCGGCGTAAAGCGCCACTTCACCTCGCCGGTCGTGAAGGTGGAAAACTTCACCTTGCCGCCCTGCGTCAGGCTCTCCCGGTTCGCCTCGCAGAAAATCTGCACCCCGTCGCGCAGGGCCTGGATTTTCTCGTTCCACGGCAGCGCCAGCCCCTCGTAGCGCGCCTTCACCCCCGCCATCTCATCATTCATCACCGCCTCAATGCGCGTACGTTCACGCTGCGCAAGCCCGATCTCGTGGATCGCCTGCGCCGCCGCCTCCCGGCTCTGCGGCACATTTATCACCTGCGCCGGGGCCTTTACTTTTCCGCTTACTGATTTTGCCACTTTTCAAATCCTTCTGAATTATCAACCATTGTAATTCCGCCTGCTGTGCGCAGCGCGGGCAGGCATCGATGTCCTCCACGGACACCGCTCCGGGGCGCAACCGGCTGTCATCGCAAACAGCGCAGTGTCCCAAGGTAATCACGGCCTGTTCAGGAAACTTTGCCGAGGTGCGGAATCCGCACCACGCGGCCAGAACGGCGGAACAGCGCCTCGATGTCCGCATCACTGAGGTCGAGCAGCTCAATTGCCTCCAAGGCCGCGGCCGTTTCTCCGCTATCCGCCCACGCAATCAACGCGCGCATCGCCGAAACTTTGGTCATCGCCGCACCTTCGAGCGGCTTCTGCTCATCGTTCACGCCTCACCTCCCGCCGCGCGCAGCCGCTCAACCGCTTCCAGGCTCATCGAATAACCCTGGTTGCAGTAATGCGTCTTCACCTCCACGCCGGCTCGCGCCAGCGCCTCGCGCATCCGGGACAACAGCACCACCACCGCATTGCTCGGCGGCGGAAACAGCATGTTATAAATCCCCGCCTTCAGCTCCTGCACGCTCACCGGCTCCGGCGCCGCACCAGCCAGCAGGAACAGCATCCGCAGTTGCTTGGGCGTCACGCCCAGCCGCAGCCGGAACGCCTCGGTCTGCGTTGTCATTTCCAGCAGCGCGCCAAGCACCACGCCCGTCTCCGGGGCCACGGCGGCGCTCATACTACGCCCGCCTCACCGCCAGAAAGGCGGGTCCAGGCACTGGCAATATGCGCCTTCGAAAGCTCCTCTTCGGCGCCGATCGCCAGCATGCGTGCAATCCGCAGCGTCTTCACCATGGCGCGCAGCGCGCCAGGCTTGGTGGCGATAAACTTCAGCATCTTGCGCTGGTCATCCGCATAGACAGCCACGGCATCGAGCATGATCTCGATATCTTTGTCCGACGGCCGGTTCACCGTTACCCGCATGCCAACGCGCGAGAACAGCTGCGCGAATTCCGCCTTGCGTCCACCCCCGTCAATCCGGCTCCAAACCTCCAAATTGCCGGCGAACACCACGCCAATATTCGCCCGGTCATAGATCGAGCGCAGCTGGTCGATGCATTTGATCGCCAGATGCTGCGCCTCGTCGATGATAATCAGCCCCTGGCTGTTGATCAGCTTCGTGGTAATCGCCCGGCTCGTCCGGTGCGGCGCGGTCTCGGGAATCCCCAGCACCTCGCGCAAGTATTCGAGCATCGCATACGGCGAGGCAATCGAAGGCTCCGCCGTCAAAATCCACACATTCGGCCGCGTCGCCTTGTAGTGCTCGAACACGGTTGTCTTGCCCACGCCTGCCCCGGCGGTAATCACGCCAATATCCGGCACGCCCTGCGCATGCTCCAGCACCGCCATGAACTTTTGCGCCGAGCGCGTCATCGCGAACTTCACATCCGCCGGCATCACCAGGCGCTTCTTGCCCAGCGCGCTTTCGCTCTTCAGCCAGATGCGCACCTGCTCCTCGATGCGGGCGTTATTTCCCTTGTACTTGTTGCCCAGCCACGCGGTGAACGTGCTCTCGGCAATCCCCGCGATCAGCGCGACACCGGAATAGCTGGTCGAATTCGCGGCCACGTAATCACGCACCCGCTGGCGCAAAGCCTCCGCATCCAGCCCGCTCAAATCCTCCAGCGGCGGCGGCGTCATGGTCTCCAAAGTCTCTTCGGTATTATCAAGCATTTATGCTTCTCCTTATTGATGGACGGCTAAAAAATCGGTCGGCTAGAACTCCTCGGCATCCTCCCGCACCAGGCGCAGCCCGCGCGCGAACTTCTCATCGAAGTCGTCATCGGCCTCCGCATGCTCCACGGGCTTCATCGCCAAATTCCCCCGCGCCTGCGGCGTGAACATCGGGCGGATGATCTTGGTCTCAGGCGGCTCGTAGCCGTCCGCCTTGGGCTGCAACGCCACCAGCTCGGCCAGCGACATTTTCCGCTCCGCCGCCAGCCGCTCCTTGGTCGCCCGCAAATAGGCGTTGCGTGCCTGCGCGTGTTCGCGCGCCGCATTGGTGTCGGAGAACCCGACCGCTTCGATCAATTCGGCAACGCAGATCAGCGTGCCGTCCTGCGCGTACACCGCCAAATCCTGCTGCACGTTCTCCGGGTCGAACCGCACCGTAAGCAACCGGCCGCGATACTCCAGCAGCTTCTCGTGCCAATACCTGTTGCCCAGCAGCACGATTGAGCCATCCTGTTTGCGCGGCTTCGCGTTATCCACCGCCCGCATGCACATCCGCACCTGCTCCGGGCTGGCCTTACGGATCGCCGAGGCCACGTAGGACGCATCAAACGCCTGCTGGAATGATAGCTTGCCGCCGCACACCTTCGTGGTGCGCCCCTCGCGGGCATTGTGCTTGGCTATTTCCTGGTTGACGATCTCGGTGAACAACTCAATCGGCACCGCCTTGGAGCCATAATTCTCCGGCTTCGCCTCCGGGCTGTTGCCGGTATAAGCCCCCTCGAACGCCGGGTGCTTGGCGATATCCCGCGCGAAATCCCCAAACCCGCGCTCAATCGGCTTGCTCTGCCCCGCATAAGGTGTGGCCCAATGCACCTCAACACCGAGCTGTTTAAAGATGCCGTCCGGCTCCTCGGCCTTCACCTTAAAGCGGTTGCGCGTGGGTGATCCGCCGCTCAGCCACTTGCTGGCAAAGGCCCTCCCGTTATCCAGCAGGCAGCGGTCCGGCACGCCGTAGGTTTCAATCAAATCGCCAAAGCATAAGCGCACGGCGTGCTGGTTTTCCGAGCGCGCGAAGCGCCAGGCCAAAAACATGTTCGAATAAAGGTCCTGAAAGGCCACCATAAGCGGGCGCCCCACGGTGCCGTCCGGGTAGCGGCAGAACACATCCCATTTGTGCCCGTCCGCGTTCACCATCTCCAACGCATGGAAGCCGGAGCGGTCACGCTCCTGCGCCGGATACAGCGCTTTCGTCGCATCGCGCCCCTTGCGGGCAAAAATCTTCACGGCTTCGGGTATCGCATCCGCCCGCCGGCGCAGCGTGCGCTGGTTCGGGATTTCCCAGCCCTGCGCCTTGGCAATATCGCAGGTGCGCCGATAGCAGGAATTAAAGCTAGGTTCGGAGAGCCGCAAAAAATCCGCGCGGAACGCATCCCAGAACGCCTCGGCCACATCCACCACGCGCCCGCCGCCGCCGCGCGGTGCTGGCACCAGTGCTGGCAGCCAATCGGCGCGCGGCACGCCCCGCACCAGGTCAAACCAGTTGTGCAGCGTCGCCACGGTAATGTCGCTTTCCTCGGCGATAGCCCGCACCGCAGGCCCGCGCCCAACCCGGCGGCGCAGCGTCTCAACGCGCAACAGCGCATCGAGCCGTTGCGCAGCCCGGTCCTTAATCGTCCCCGGCAGCGTCTCGTACCAAGCCCACGCCGCCGCCGCGCGCGGCACCTCCGCCACGGCCTGCGCCGCAACGGTACGCTTCTGGACTTTCGGCTCCTGGTGGCGCTCCACCTTGCCGTAGCGCGCCACCAGCGCCGCCTGCGCCCCCTCCGGCAACAGGCTGAAGTGATACTCCAGCCCGCCGCCATGGCCGTCGCGCGGCCGCGCATGGTCGGTGCTATCCCAACGCATGCGCTCCGCAATCCGCGCCACACCACGCTTGCTGCCCGGCACCCCAGGCAGCGCCTCAGCAGCAATTTCAGCCGCGCTGAACCACGCCTTTTTCAACGCACACCCTGCGCGTGGTGCAGTTCCAGCAGCCGCTCCAGCTGCGAGAGTTCCGGCGCTACGTCCGGCCCGGCGTAATAGGAACGCTGATCTCGCACCGGCGCACTAATACCCAGCTTGCGCGCCTGCGCGACTAAATCAGCCAGGTCCGGGATATTCCGCCGGAGCACCTCTTCACATGCAGCCTCGGGCAACAATGCAATGAGAAACTCCGCCTCATGGTAGACCGGCGAAACCCCCGTCACACTGCGCCTGCGCGCCAAACTGCTCGGAATTTCCCCAAACTGCTTAGCCAAGCAGCGCAAATACGCCTCATCAACCCCCGGCAACCGCAACCCACGCAGCTCGTCGAGCGTGAACCATTCTTTCGCCATGTCAGAGCGCCTTCCAGATCACCGGCGCCCAAACCAGCGCCATCACCGCGACAAACCCGAGCG